CTGCGTTACGGCCCCGTCCACAAAAGTAAATCTTACAGCATACTGCCCAGTTGCCACATTTGACACATCAAACGGATAATAGTATACGCCCGTTGCAAATTGCGTCAAATCTGTCTGCGCTACTATCGGCGTATTGCTATTTGCCGGATATATGGTTATTTTTGCCGATGTATCGGCATACGCGGCGTTGCCCGTGTTGTTTGTCCATGTGGCCCATATTCTTGAAATTGTATTTTTAGACTTGTCTATAAACATATAGCCTCCTTATGGTATTCATCATCCACATTCTCAAAAATCTGCGCCAAAAGCCGCCCTCATTTTTATCAACATTTATACGCGGGGCGTATCTTGTTGGCGTTATAGTCGGCGTTGCTGTCGGTGTAAATGTAGGGGTCGGCGTAGACGTAAATGTTGGCGAGGCTACAATAGGGGTAATTTCCGCGCCAGCATAATTGCCTGTCGCCACAACTACGCGGTCAAGCCCATATAAACCATATGAGCTATAATTATTGCCCCATTCCCAGCCTTGCTCAACGAGGTCATTTGCACCCGTAAACGGATTAGTAGTGTCTGCATTATCAAGTACGATAGAGCCATTGAGATATAACTGCATGCGCGTTCCAGTCCATTCAATGGAAAAATGATGCCATCCAGCCGTATACGTCCATGAAATAGCGGCGTCACCTTCGCCATTGCCAATATTAAACCATATAGTATTAGGATTCCACGTTGTGGCCGTTGACACTTTTAAAAAAAGTTTATGCGTCCCGCTCGTAGAGGACTGAAATATTTCGTTGCCTATGACACCGCTTGCGGCTGTTGGCGCATACCACCACATTTGTATTGTCCAAGATGAAGCCGAGGCCAATGTGGGATAAACAGAGCTGCCCCACCTGATAGCTCCATTAGCTGTTGATTGCCTGTTGAAATAATCGCCATATTTTGCACCGCCACTAACGAAAGACTGTCCGCTCCCTTGCGCCGAACCGTCATTACTGCCTATATCGTCATCGTAATTGTTCTCAAGCTCGTATACAAGTATAACATCGCTGCCCCAGTTTTCGGCATGGGAGTATATTGAAAACAACAGTATGCCGCATAATATCAGCGCTATTTTTTTCATGGTGTCCTCGTCACGGTAGGCGTAGGGACAGCCTGATTTATCTTTACTTTTGCGCCGTCAACTTTTTTTATTGCTTCCAAAAAATCCGTTTCATATTTTTTAGGAACTCTAAAGCTTATCCAACATGTTTTAGACTTTTTGATATTGTCATACACAATGTTGCTTTCCAGGCACAAATCAAAAATACTTTCAGGTATATCAGGCTCAAATCCGCTTTTTGTGGCCTTGCTTTTTACTTCAACGATAAGAATTAAGTCTGTATTTTTATAAACAACATCGCTTTTTGATATTGCCGTTGCGCCCATAAACAAAAATAAAAGTATAAATGCAAATATGATTTTGCAAGCTCTGTAAAAATCCTTTTCCTTTTCAAGCCATGTATCATACATCATAAATACCTCCTATGGCCTTATTGCTGTCGGCGTTATCATCCCGATGGCGGCAGAAGTAATGACAGGCGTTGCTCCCCACACAAGACCAGCGTGAATTAACAGTATTGTTGCGAATATTATTTTTTTCATTCATCCTCCCCGTCGTCATAGATATCGCTTCCGCTCAAATGTTGCGGTTTTTTAATCTGGTTCATTAAAAATTTGTTCATGGCCTCCTTATACAGCTTGTAGTATATTCCAAACTGCGTATTCTCTGTGTCTCTTGCCGCAAGCATCGCTGTCGCATAAAACGCCGCCACCTGGTCGGCCTTTCTAATAAAGCTTGAGGTGTCGCTATCGTCGGCTAAATTGGCGGGATATCCCACATAGTGCATAACTATGTTGTCTGCGCTATCGGGTGTCGGATATAGCATTACTTGCGTTAGTGAATACATACACCATTGAGTAGGTGTTCCGGTTACTGTCGCAGGCGTATGCCCGGAAGAAAACTTTTTCAGCATATCTTTCTTTTCTATTTTTTCAAGCAACGCATTATCATACGTTATATCTTGTATAGCTATGGCTTCTTCAGGTATGTCGTAAAGATATGTTCCTGGGGTTGCGGTCTGTGTATCTTCAAGCATGTTGCTCTGGCATTCTTCTGCCATGTTGTCAAATGCTTTTATTATAAAATAGTCTATGTCGTCATCCGTGAAGTAATCGTTATCACTCCCAAGATTTTTAAGTACCTCGCTCCTTAATGCCGATAGGCTTCTTGTGCCTACCGCCGTAACAGATGAGGCCGTTGCTGTGATTGTTATGTCGGCCATAACCTACCTCCTATATCTTCTTGGGCCTGCCTCTCTTGCTTTTTACGGCCGCATCTTCCTCTTTTACTTCCTCTTTTACTTCCTCTTTTACTTCCTCTTTTACTTCCTCTTTTACTTCCTCTTTTGCGTCCACTTTTACATCCTCTGGCTTATCAACTTCCTTGTAAAGTTTTACCACGTGCCCGTAATACTTTAGCAAATCCTGGGCAAAGGCCGCATCAAGTTCCCTCACTCCGTCCGGGGTCTGAACCTTTACTCCGTTTATTTCTGTTTTCAAGGGCCTCCCTGAATTGTAAATTATCACCTTTACTTTCCCGTCAGCCATTTCAACGCCTCCTTAATTTTTTTAAAAAACTTTTTCACGTCATACACAAAACTTTCTTTCGGCGTAAGCCACCTTACTTTTTCGGGCAAAACGTATTCGTCAATGTTTATTGTTGTTCCACGTGGAACTTTCCTAATCCACGACATATACTTTGGCCTGAAATATTTTTTTCTCTGCAAAAGCTCGTTCTCTCTTGACCTGGCATTGCTTTCTTTTTGACGCTCGTTCCTTTTGTTTAAATCTTCATACCAGCGCATTTTTCCCTCATATCCTGAGGGCAATTTAACAGGTATGTATTCCATTATTGCGCCACATAGAAACAAGATATGCTTCCAGAGCCTGTTTGAACCCTAAATACGCCGGTTGAAAACTGGATATTTGGAAGTTCAGACGCCCCGGCTCCAACAATGGCAAATATTTCCTTGCCCCCTGTGGCGGCCGTTGCGTCATAAAGCACGAGCGTGTCGGTGGATGCGTTTGGTTTCCACGAAAACCCCGTAAGTTGCCCGCTCCCGGTAATAACCATACTTCCTGTGTCGGCATCGGTTTTTGTATATACCTTGCTGCTCATGTTTCCTCCTTTTTGAGCAAGGGGGGGTATCACCCCCCCCTTGTCTTTTAATTTATACCAAAGAAGCCGGATTGGCTGCCTTGATAAGCAGGGCCGAGCATGTCGCAGAAGCGTTTTCAGCAGTTAAATAAAAAGCTGAAGAAGTATCTGTGCCGCCGCCCTGTGCAACGACATAACTCTTGTTTGTTGGTATCACCACAACTACATCGGGTATCGCCCCAAGATAGTGTGTCTTGCTTTCTGCAGTTGTTCCTGAAAACGTTATTCCGGTTATCAGCTCGCATTCGGCATTTCCTAACCTGAATCGCTTATGTGCCTGTGCCATGTTTTTTCCTCCTTTAGTATCCCCACGCCATCCAGTCAACAGTAGAGCTATCGTCTGCATATAGCGTGAATACTGAACCACTAACCTTTTTTACAACAACAGGAGCTGTTGCCGCGGCCGTGCCTCTCTGTGTGGCTATTACAAAATACGTATCCGTGCCGGTAAACTGCGCTTCCGCCGTAATTGTTACGTTAAGCCCGGCTGCTTTGGCGGAAGATGAACCAAACATCAGCTTCCCCTTCATTACAAGGCCTCCGCCGGTAGCAGTCGCAGAAGTCCCGACATAGTAAACCGCATTCGCATTTAGCGTTGAGCCGGATGTAGTGTCTCCAATGGTTATTACCCCTTTGGCCTTAATAGATATATTTCCCTTGCTTGAAACGGTAAGGCCGCCGCTGTCGGCCCATATATTGCTAATATATGCGCCATCGGCAAACGCCGTTCCGATTGCACAAACCGCAAAAACGAAAGCTATAAACAGTTTTTTCATGTCCTTCCTCCTGATTTTTTATTAGGGGGAGTTTCCTCCCCCTAATTTATTTCAATTACGCTTCAAGTATAGCCGTGCAAACAGGCATATACCTCGGCTTTTTGACTATGAGGTTGGAATAGTTCCTTAAAAGCGTCTCATAGCTGTCTTTGCCCTGAATTTTATAGAGCCTTGAGCCGCCTTCTTCCGCCCAATTAAACCCATCCGCTCCCTGCACAAAAGCAATTATGGACGGGTCAATTAGCGCAATCAGCCCTGGTGTGCACGCCGTGTCCGGAATCACAGGGAAGCCGTGATAAGTAAATGTTTCCATGCCGCCGGCTATTTTCACGACGTTAGTCAGGTTTATTTGCTGCCTGAGGATGTTTTTCCAAATCATATCCTTTATTTCAAAAGTCGTAAGCCATATTTTGGGCTTTGCTCCTTTTGAAGCGCTTGTCCTCATGCTGGTGAGAAGGTCGTCTGTGATGGGCACAGCAGATGAGCTTATTACTTTACCCTGCCACCATGAATTGCCAGAGCGCGATATTCCGTGATATGTCCCTGTGGTCTGATACGCGTCATACAGGCCATTGAGGGATTTATTTTTCTCGTTTGCCTGATAGACATAGGCTTTATCGGTAAGGGTTACGGTCGTGTCAACTGTCACAACTTTGGTGGTATCATTTACGTCCGTAACAGTTATGTCTTCAGCCTCAAGCGTGGCGTTGGTGGCCGCGTCATATATGTCAAGCATTTGCCCGATATATATGCCGTTCACGTTGTCCATTGTTATGGACTTGGAAGATGAAACAGCTCCATTTACAAGCGTCCTTAAACCCGTATAGGAATTGTACAGCTTCCAGTTTATATCTTTCTTCAGGCCTTCCATCTGGGCCTCATACAACAGTTCAATAGCCGATATAACAGAGGCATCTCCGCCCAAAGCGGCCCTTAATGCCTGATTTGTTATATACTTCCTGTTGTAATGATACGCAAGCGTAATCTGCGCATCGTCGTTGGGTGTAGCTCCTGCCGCCGGAAGGTCTTCATCCTCGCCCACAGAGCCGTTACCGCCGCCCCACCCCGGAAGCACAGGCATTACCACTTTTCTGCCTTTAAAGGTCAGAGTTTCGGCTTCAGGTTTGTCAATCAACTTAAAAAACTCATTCTCGTCCGCAAACTGTTTAATGAGCGTATCATCCGGATATACGTCCTTGAGATACGCATCAAGCTGTTCAAGTGTCATTTTTTCCGCCATAGTAAAATCCTCCTATTTTTTTTATTCTGAACTAAAATGTTCCTGTCTTTTTATTGCTATAAACTGTCTCCATTCGGGTGTTCCCATTGCCGGTCTTTTGTCGTTATTGGTGATGCCGCCATAACCGCCTTTTCCCGGAACAACTGGCTGTTTTTTTGTTCCGGCCTTTTTCAAGGCTTCAAGCTCCTCTGAAGAGAGTTTCTTAAATTCGGCTGCAAGGGATTTTACGCTTTCTGCTAGTTCTTCTTTTGACATTTGCCTGCGCATCAATTCCGTCATCTGGTCAGAAATAACCGCCTTTCTTATGCGCTGATTGGTTATGCCCTGGGCGTCAAGTTCTTTGTTTATCAGCGCGACAGTTTCGTTGTAAATCCCCTGTATTCTCTCTGCTTTTTCTTTTTCCTCAAGCGCCTTTTCCAGTCTTTCAATTTTTTCAAGAGCTTGTTTTGCGGCAATATCGCCGTCTTTGGCGTCTTTCCTCAGTTCTACCTTGCTTGTTCCTGCAAGCAGAGCCTGTATTTGCTCGGCAATTTCAGGCTTCTCTTCAAGAACCTTGTCAAACTTGCGGTATTCTTCCAATTCCTTTTCTTGTTCCGCATAAGCCTGATTGCGTTTGGTGAACTCTCCTTGCAAAGCCTTATAGGCGGCCTCGTTTTTCTGATATTCCGCAACCTTTTCCGGCGTCAGTTCAACATCGCCTATTTTTACAGCCTTAATTTCTCCCGTAACCTCATCGGTTACCACCTCAAAGTTTCCCATTGTTAATCTCCTTGACTTTTGTATTTATCGCCATATTCAAGATTATTCGCATTTGCGAGTTCTTGAGGGGCAATAAATGTTGTTGCTCTTGCAATAACCTGATTCACCACCTTTCATATTTGGCCTTGAATATCCATTCCTGTTTTGTTCTGGAGTTCGGCTTCAAGCACAATTTTTTCTTTTTCTATCTCGCCTTTTATTTCCTCAAGTTGTGCTTTGAAATAGGTGTCTATTTCCTGTTTGGCTTTTTGAATTTCTGTCTGCCACAGCAGTTGTTCTTTTTGTGCGTTTTTCTGGTCTTGCATTGCAAGCTCATTTTTCTTTAGCAATGCCTCCTGATGGTTTTTTATGTGCAACTCATAAGCCATATTTACCTGCGGGTTTTCTTCTATTGCGTCAAAATACTGTATTTCTTTCTGTCTGCTTGTGTGTGACTTCAAATGCAGTTCGTCATTATCCCAGGGATTTCTTGGCATGCCCATATACACAGGGTTGCCTTGTTCGTCGTATAATTCCTCGCCAGTCTCCGGATTGACCGCAATCTGGCCCAATGCGCCCTCGTCAAGTATGGAGTTTTCATAGTCTGCTTGTTCCTCGTCTTTTGTAGTTTCAAGTATTACGTTGTAGCTTTCCATTTCAATCATGTTATGGGCTATCTTGAGGCCTTCTTCCGTATGCGGTATAAGTTGTTCGCGCCACAGGGTTATTACTGTATCCATAGCCGCCATTTTATTCATGGGCAGCGGAGTTCTTAATTTTATTTTTACATCCGTATTTCCTTTGAGTTTGTCTCCCTTGAAGTTTTTTACCATTCTTGCGTTTGTTTTTCCCACCATTCTTATCATTCTGGGTATATCGTAAGTATTCTCAATTATCTGCAAACCTATTGATGCCATTCTTGAAATTCCGTTTTCAATGTTGACTACAAGTGGGTGTATTTTTGTATCATCTGCCGCGTCAAGTATTGACAACGCCCTGCCTGTTTTTATGCCTGCCGGTGCTGTCGCTCTGGAAATTTCGTGTACTCCTAATACGTCATCTATGTGCTGTTTATTCATTCGTATATTGTCTAATATCTGCGGGTTAAACGCGGGGGTTTCCATAAACTGCGGCCTTCCGCCGTTATCAGCCATAGGAAGGTAGTTGACAAAGTTAGCCGGTTTTGACAAGTCAATGTGTTCTTTTTTCACGCCGTTGCCCTGGGGGTTAAGTATCGCGAAAAATGTAACCTTGTTTATATAATCCATATACATAGAGTATGTTTTATTTATTTGTTTTTGTGATGACCTGACCTGCGATATGACTCCTTTATTCCAGAAGCTTCCCAGCGTGCTTTTGTAGTCTATTTTTACTTGCGGTATAGTCCCAAACTTATCCAAACCCCAGGGCAGTTTATCGTCCTCAAACAATATCCTTCCTGTATCGGTTCGTACTGTCATATATCCTCTGGGGAAATTCTTGCACGGTTTTTTGTAATAAGTTCTGACCTTCACCATGTCGGTATTTTTGTTTTCCGCGGTTCCGTTCATAAGGCGTTTAAACCTTTCAAACACGTCCGAGAAGGCTATGTCTTTTGATGGTTCAGCATCAACGCCGTAGTTTTCATAGACCCAGTTTAACGTTCTTGCTTTTTCAACACAGAAGGCCTCGCTATCCTCATCGGTGTCGGCGTGTACGGAGTAATGCGCTTCAAACGGGGTAAGGAAGTCGCACTCAAGTTTTCCTTCGCGCATATCTTTTTCAATTATGATTTCACCGGCCTTAGAATTTATTTCATCGGCTGATATCAAATTCCCGGCATTAGGGTTGAAATACGGAGTAAGTATTACGCTTCCGCATGTGGCCATAATCGGTATAATTCGCAGCAACTGTGTTTGCATGTTGAAGCCTTCCCATATTTCGCTCATGGCGACATATTCAGCAACCCTGGCGGCATACTTGTCGTCCGTAGAGCCGCTTCTGGGTATGGCCTTCAGTATGGGGTTAGGCGCGGAGACTTTTGCCGTAATGGTTTCAACTGCCGGGGCTATGTAATTTACGACATATCGTCTTGCGGATGAGTTGTCGCTTCTGACGATTTGTGCTGAAGTTTTGCTCGCCCGCACCCACTGGTCTCCGAGCAAGTATGACATATTCAAGTTCCATTCAGGCTCAAATATTTTTTTTGACAGCCTGCTGTTTTGCACAAATATCTCTATTTCCTCGTTCATATCAATTTTTTTAGCCATTATTCCACTTCATCTTTTCCCAGGGGAGGTTCAAGACTGTCAAAATTCATTTCTTTTGTTTCAATTTCCCTGTCTATTTTAGCCGCAATTTTTTCCCTGTTTTTTACATCCACATATTCGGAAAACGATTTTGCCATAAGTTTTTCTTCAAGCTCGCGGGTTCTTTTTACCGACAGTACAAGCATCCACGTTAGTGTGATAAACAGCGACACCCACATAACGGCAATCAGCGCAAACGCAATAATTAAATCTTTTTCCACCGCACCGCCTCCCGTATTTAAAAAACTCATTGTTATTCTTTCATACAAAGTATTGCATTTATAATAATTTTGTCAAGCATAATCTTCATCTGCCCATGCGCTATCTTCTCCGATTGCTTCCGCAGCTTCATAGGCTTGCTTCCTGTGTTCAAATTCCGAGGCCATAAGTTTGCTGTCCCCGCCGTACGTTTTTTCTATGGTGCTTGACATATCCACAAACTGAATGACATCGCGGCCGTAGGCGAGTACGTCAGCCAGGTCTTTTTTGTTTGTTGCCGGAAACTTTAGCAATTCATCTCTTAACGCAAAAACCATATCCATCTCGCGGTGGTCTGCATTGACATACTTTATGCCGTGTTTTGGAAAGAATATTTTTTTATACATAAACATGGCCTCAAGGGAGCGTATGCGGTCATCTTTGCTTCTTCCTTTTGGCAGGAGCTCCGTAACCACGAACCATTCTTTTTCTTTGTCCATTTTAGTTTTCAGGTCTTTGCCGACATAAGCCGCGAACCCCACTTGTTCAACGCAAAACTTTACGGGCTTGTATTTCTTGTAAAGTTCCCACAGTTTGTTTTCCAGCGCTCCCGGAAGCAGTTTATCATTTACGATATCCCAGATAAGCCAATCGCCGTTCGGCCTGACTTTTATAACCATAATAGCCGTGTAGTCGGACTTTTTGTTTTTTGTAGCTGCAGGGTCGCAAAGGATATAAGCTGGAAGGTTATCAGGCTCTTTATCGGGCTCAAAGTAATTTTTGAAATATTCCACTTTGAATGTGGCGTCTTTAGCCGGGACCGGGTCATTGAGGTATTGCGCTGAAAATTCCAGGTCATCGGCTTTGTTTTCCTGCAGCGCTTTGATGTGTTCAAGCGAGAGTTTTTTGGGGAATTTCGCAGAGCCGTCCTCGTTGAAGCAGCCGCAGACGTAGGTATTGAAATACGGCAAGTGTCCATTTTTCTCGTCAAGTATTTGGCCGTACATATCCGAGAAGCTCCAGCGCGTACCGACAATATCAATAGCTCCTGTGGTATGGTCTAAAAGGTCAAGCAAATCTTTAAAATACAGGTAGGTGGCGTAGCAGCTTTCAGCCGTAAGGATATTAGCGCGTGTAACGAGGTCGTCGGCTATAATAAAATCATAGTGTTTTCCTGTCAACGTATGTTCCGGTGAACCAACCTCAATGGTTTTTTCTTTTTCTCTTGAGCGCCTATGAGCCACAGTAATTTCGTTTTCGCGCCAAATTCTGCCTTTGAGATTTCCAAACAGGTCTACCATTTTAGGGTTTTCCGACAAATGCTGTTTTATGGTAGACAGGAAGTCAATGGATTGTTTTAACACGGCCGACGTAATAAGTATTCTCACATCGCCGTTTCGGAGTATGCGTTGAATTGTTTTGGCTATTGTGATTAGCGAGCTTTTGAGACATCCTCTTGGTACAAGTATCAAGTTGAAGAGCTTGTTGTATCCATATTCCGCTTTTCTGTCAAGCATAAGGTCAATTTGTTTGTATGGGTGATTGAAGTCATCTGGCACGAGTTCTTTGAAGCCCAGTATTTCATTTGCCAGAAAGAAAACGTCGTCCCTGCATCTTTGCCTCTTCTCGGCCTTCAAGGCCTCGTTGAAAGTGTCGTAGGCATAGCGTATATCGGGGTCTTTCAGGTCTTCCGGTGTCAAGTGCAGGTCAGATATGTCTTTTATGTCCATTCCTCTTTTTCTCCTTTGCCCTTTCTTTCTGCCGCCTGATACACCACTTCAAAACGTTTTCCAACCTTTTATTCCGCTTCAGGTAAACTCTCATCTATAACCTCGCCTTCAACGTTTATCACGTCGTCTGCCGAATTTTCGGCGGTATCAGCCAAGTCTACTTTTTCCCCGTTTTTCTTGCGCATTATTATCTCAAGCATTTTTACCTTAACGATTTCCAGCTCTTCTGCGCTATAACTATCAAGCCTTCCGGCGCGACGTTGCTTGTATTCCCTTAAATCCCTCGTTCCTATCGCCTGGGCAACAGACAGGTCTTTGTAGTCCTTTGGCCGTATCTTTTCGGGATGCGCCTCATAAAACTCCAGCGCCCGCTCTTTTATCAACTCAATCCTTTCGTTGTTTTCAAACACCTTTTTAAAAAATTTCTTCTCTCTTTCCTCTATCCGCTCCTCGTGATTCTCTACGCTTGCCGCTTGCTCCCGCCTTATAGCAAGCTTATTCTGAACCAAACTCATTCTGTTGCCGCCAATTATGTGATTTAGCGTAAGCTCATTCAGCATGCCAAAATGCGGCCACCTCTTTATCAGCTCATTGCGAATTTCTTCCGTACTTCTCCCACGCGCTATTTCTATCTGTATAAAATCCCGTTGCTCATCTGTGCAATATTTACTTTTTAGTTCTTCCTGAACCCTGTCCCTTTTTCTCATTTGTTCACCGTCCAATCTGTTTTTTCCCAATTTCTGAGCGAGACAGTATATCAAAAAACGCGCCCGCCCGAGGCAACCCATACCCCCTCCCGCAACTTCGCATAATGTGAATTATGTTAGGTTAAAAATTTCCCCCTTAAAAATATAGGTGAAAAAAATGGCCGAAAAAAGCATATTGCTCCCGAAACTGTCGCATAAAAAAACGTGCTCGCTATCTATCGCCAGCAACTGTATCATTGTGAACCTATCCTTTTCCAGTCTTCCCGGTTTTTTCCATTATAGCACAGTTTTCAAAAAAGTCAAGATAAAAAAAATATGCATGTTGCTTTTTGGAATTATTACACAGTTATCCACAATATCCACAATATCCACAAAAATAAAATGGGAGCTCTTTCTTTTCTTTTCTTTTCTTTTCTTTTCTTTTAGCAATAAGACATATATATCTTTTAGCAATAAGACATATATAGGGCATATATACAGCATATTATACCTTATATAAGAATAACCACGTTATTTTTTCTGCTTTCGCTTGCTTTTTCGTGAAAAAAGCCTGCGTGCCATCATATAATATATACTCGGCTGTTTGTCGTGTGCTGTGCTTGCCTGTGCCTGTGCCTGTGCCTGTGTGCTGTGT